AAATGCTACAGAAGCCAAGGTCATGGCCTGTCTCTGCCCCAGTGAGGCGTCCAGCAGACCGTTCATAGATCTGACCAGACCACCCACCACTTGCATGACACCATCCACTGCGATCTTCACATCACGAATAGTCGCAAGAGCATGTTCAGCAGATATCTTAACCGCAACAGGCTTCTCCACCACAGACTGGGTGGACTCCGCCTCCTGCTTGACTTCGGCAAGCTTTACATTGGCATCGGTTGTGGTCAGGATGAGTTTGAAAGTTAAGTCAGGCATAGTATTCTATTTGCTTTTCTATTGTAGTGGCTTATAATATATGCAACAACATCTTGGAGGTAAAAAAGATGGCAAGATGTACAAGAACTTGGGGACTCGAAGTTCACCATAAGAGAAGAGATGGGGGAAATGGCATCGGTAATGCCGAAGTGTTATGTCAGTCATGCCATAAAGCAACTGCGACATACGGTGTTGGAGGAAAATCTCCGGACCCATTTAGCCAAAGCACAAAAGATCAAGCCCTGAAAAATGCAGACAATCGCTGCGAATGCACAAGAGTTGGAGGATGTCACTAATCTAACGATCACTGATAATTTCTAATCAGCAGCTCGGTCTCAGTCTGGAAAGTACCGGAAACGGTGTATTGCGCTTCGACTTCATCAATGGTGAAGCCTTGGTAGAGAGTACTGATATAAGGGTCGTTGTTGTAAGATAACAGGAACTTTCCTTTGATCTGCTTCAGGATGGTAGCAAGCTCATCATGCTTGCTGAAGGGATTTGCGTCTTCTCTATCGTATAGATGCTCCTTTGTGTAATAGGGTGGGTCGAGGTAGAAGAAGGTGTTGGGCGTATCGAAACGAGCAATGATCTTCTCAAAGTCTTTCTTTTCGATGATAACCTGCTTGAGCCGTTCGGAAGCTGCTTTCACCTTTTCGAGATTTCGCAGCGGCATGTATTTATAGCCCTGCATGATGCAGAAGTTCTTTGATCTTGAGCCGTAGCTGCAGGATAACTGGAAGTAGAAACGGATAGCTCGCTCAAGCTCGGTTTTGGGCTCGTGTTGTGCGAACGTGTCGAACATCTCCCTGGATACCAAGTACTGATTCAACTCGGTCACAAACGCTTCAGGGTGCTGCTTGATGTACTTCCAGAAGTTCACCAGATCACCATTGATGTCATTGTAGACTTCAGTATATCTGCTCTTCTTGGATAGCTGCCAGTCTTCCTTGTTGGGGCTCTTGCCGAATAGTATCCAGGCGGCCCCACCAAAGACTTCACAGTAGATATCGTGCTTGGGGATGAGTGGCAGTATCTTCTTGCGAAGCAGACGCTTGCCGCCTACCCAGGAGATGATACTGTTCACGATATCCCCCTGATCTCTCTGGTGGTTTTAGCTTTTGCTTTTGCGGCTTCTGGATCAATGTCAACCAACTCGAAGTTGGCAATGATCACTTCCTTGAAGTCACTCTTGCCTTCCTTGCGGTTGATGCCCTTGGTTCTGGTGACATGCTTGATGTCATAGCCCTTGTATAGCTTGAGTACCTCTGGGTTATCATCATAGCTCAGGATGAAGCGTCCCTTGATGTTCTTCAGCTTCTTGCAGAGAGCTTCATGGCTGAACTGCTTGGAGTTCTCATAGGTATAACCCAGCATGTAGGGTGGATCGCAATAGAAGAAGTTGCTCTTGGTATCGTACTTCTCAATCACCTTCTCATAAGAGAGGTTCTCGATGATCACCATATCGAGACGTTTGTGCAGTTCTTTGATGCGCTCTAAGCGGTTATACATACTGGAAGTGCCACGCTTCTGCGAGGTGCCGAAGCTGTCACCTTTACTTCCGAATGATCTGGTGATTAGATACATGAACCTGGCAGCACGCTGTATTTCGGTCAAGCCTTCATGCTTGAGTATATCACCAAAGAGCTTGCGGCTGGCGACTAACCAGTCCAGTTCCTTGATCAGTTCATCAGGATGGTATTTCACCTGCATGAACAGGTTGACCAAGCGATTATCGAGATCATTATAGACTTCCAGGTCTCCCCACTTGTCTTTGTAGAGCAGCATCCAGGCTGCACCACCGAAGGGCTCGATATAGCCTTTGATATCTTTGGGAACATATTGGGATATGGTCTTTCTGAGGAGACGTTTACCGCCTATCCATCCGATCAAAGCATCCATTACACATCTCCTTTCGGGTCTGCCAGACACAGGCGCAGATACAGCTCAGGTAGAGTGAGCCTGTCGAAGTCTTCATTGGTGAAGCCCAGTTTACGCAGGATCATTTCGAACCTCTCGTAGGGGTATTTGCTTCGGTGGTCACCGCTAATCCGAAACTCCCGAGCCAACTTTTGAACCTGTCTTTGTTGGCTCTGATATAGACGAAAAAAGCGGAGATCTGCTCCAGTGCATCAAGTGCATCCATGGTGTCCGGGTCCTGCTTGGAGATGATCCTGATCAACTCTTTATCGGCTTCCGAATCACTGATTAGTTCAAGTAGCTCCACTTCACTTAGCTTGGTCAGCTTGCCGGAAAGAAAGTCCTCAAGCTTGGCTTTCAAGGTCTTGTTCGAGATCGTGAGGCAGAGTATTTGCCGCAGTTGGTTATAGCTGAGTGTTACTTCTCGCTTCATAGAATTATCCTTTTCTTATTGTCCGAAAAACATCTTGATGGCAACGCCCAACAACAAAAAGAACTGGGAAGTGGAGACGGTTAGAAGCAGCTTCATGTTCGTCTCCACCTTCGCCATTCTGGTTATCAGAGATTTGCTGCTGTTGCCATTGCCGTAGATTTCAGAATGCAGGCTATCGATTTTCTGTTTGATTTCAGGTTTGCATCGGCAATCCATAACAGCTCCTTGATTCATATCGTATTTACGTAGGGATGCGATCTTACACCCCCGGAGGTATGTCTTTTCGCAGGTAGATCCTGCCTGCGGTGGTTCCGGAGAACTCTGTGGAGATAATTACCGAAAACAGACCATCGGCTTCTCCCGACCAGTCCACAGTCCAGCGCATACCATTGAAGATGACGACTCTATCAAAGCCTTTGGAAACTACGACTATGGTTACGTCCTGGCTCATGAAGCCGTGACTCTCCAAGTAGTTCTTCTGCGCCGTAGAGAGCCCGGCAATCGTAAGCTCCACCGTACTGGTTCTCTTTCCGGGTATCGTATAGTTCCGGGTCTTGAGCTTGGTGATCTTGGAGTCTGCCTTACCCGGCTTCTCGGCAAGCTCACCCAAGAGGCTAAAGTTGGTGGTTAACTCAGCTTTAACATCCGGTTGGGTGGCATATAGCGTGTTAACCCCTTCCGCGTCATAGCTGCCTACTCCGAAATAGACGTTATCGGCAACCAATACGTCCATGAGATTGGCGAACTTCAGATCATCCGGGGACATATCTGCTGGGTAGGTCGGTTGAGAGACGTAATGCGGCATCAGAATACTCCTTTGATGGCTTTGCCGATACTGAAGAGCCACTTACGGTTGTGGAATACGTACTCAATAGCGCCACCGATGGTTCCAAATACTTTGAGCACGAGGTTAGTCTGCTTAGCCGGAAGAGCTTTAGTAGCTCGTTCGACTGCCAACTGCTTCTTGGCATAGTCATCGAGTTCTCTGGTAGCAGGATTGATCTTGATATCCTGCACGATATCCAAGATGATTGCCAGAGCCGAATTGACCTTAGTCTTATCGATCAGCTTACCTGTTGAGCGGGAAACGATCCAGACGATAATAGCCGAGATTAGGCCGAGGAGAAACTCCTGATTAGCGAATATAAAATCCATTGATACTCCTTATCTTGCTTAGGTGGTGAGTTTGAACACTTTAACGAAGCCATCGAGATAGGTGATGCCGGGACGGATACGGATGTACCAGTGGTACTTCCAATCCGCGCCATGATGCTCGACTTTGAGTTCTGCGTCAGTGCGATAACCGATGATGATGAACTTGGGCAGACCGCCGATGATGTAATCATCAGCCATGAGGCGGGGCTTTACCGGAATACCCGCAAAGGATACGTTGCCGCCTTCGAGCAGCAGGCGATCTCCGGCTCCGGTCTCACGCTTAGCAAGCTCGGCTCTGATGCGGATCAGATCTTTGTGACTTACATAGAACTTGAAGCTCTCCTGCTCCTCGAGCATCTCATCAGAGAATGCCAAGAGAGCCGCTTCAAAGCGCTTTGCCCAGTCGGTCTAGGTAGCTTTGGAGAGGTTGGTTACATTAGTAGCGGCAGTGGCGAGTTTTACAACTCCGTCCAGTGCTTTAAGCTTTGCAGTGGTGGAAGTTCTATCACCTCTGAAGAGCAAGAGACGGATAGCCTTCTCGGTCTTCTTGGCAATATGGTTCTCCACGTAAGCTCCGAAGGCATCTTCTCCGTACTTGTCCTTGTAGAACTCGACCACGTCTCTTCCGAGAGTGAACTCAGCATTGAGTATCCCGGTGGGAATGGATATATCACCTGTGCCCACGTCCTGAGCAGTCAGAGCACCATCGAGCTTGTTCTTGAAGACCAGATCTTCCACCAAACCGATGTCGAGAGACTCATCTTTCAGCAATGGCACGATAGTAATATCCGAGAGCGTATCTCCGGGATGAGAACCGATCACTTCGTCAATGAAGAGCGAGGTGTTATTGGGATTGAGGATGTTCATGGCTTTGCCCGAGTCAACATCGGCAATGCCTTTGTAAATCTCACGATGCGAAGCTTTAAC